GGAATGGGGCAGAGCCTTTGACCAGAAAGCGGCAAGCGCGCAACGCGCGGCAAACGCGTTGCTGGGCAGCACCGAAATGTTTGACGATGTTACCCTGGCAGACGGCAGGAAACTCGGCGACCATCCCGCGATCGTAAAGATGTTTGCATCATTAGCTGACCAGATCAGCGAAGACACGATGCAAGGCGACACGACAGAGACAGCATTTACACCAGACGAGGCTATGCGCCGGATCGCAGAGATCACCGCGCCGAATAGCCCGTACTGGGACAAAAGACATCCGCAGCACATGCACCTCGTCGAGGAAGCGCTGCGGCTTAGAGAATACGCTCACCCTGAGTAGTTGGTTAGCGTTACCAGGATAAGCGAAAGCCCCTGGTGCAGGATCGTAAGCGATCGGATTAGCGCGCCTAACGCGTAGGACTTTGGCCCAGCTCGATGCTGGATAACCGGCCGCAACCCCCTTTAACCCTCTGATCAAGAAGGATAATTTGTATGAGTACGCAAATTACTACAGCCTTCGTAAATCAGTTTAGCTCAAACGTCGCTATGTTAAGCCAACAGATGGGAAGTCTGTTGCGTTCATCTGTCGATGAGGAGAGCATAACTGGTGAGAAGGCATATTTTGATCAAATCGGTTCGGTTGCCGCGGTAAGTAACTTTGCCTAGCTAGTCGGTGACGACTAGCCGTAACGTGTCAAATTCGGGGAAGGGTTTAGTCTCCTGATCCCGAGCGAAGCCCTGGCAACAGGGAACGTGTAGAGACTTGACGGCACGCATCTCTTTATTGAGATGGAGAGAAAGTCCAGCGCACAAACGGCGTAAGCATATGGGCTCCCTGGGTCGATAAGCATAATGGGGTACAACCTATACAAGTTGTACAAGTTGTATGCCTTGTACCCTTACGTTGGCGGCGAAAGCCGTAGTGTGACGAAAGCGGACATCCAGGCACCAGGATACACCACTGTTAACGACCCCTCATTCGAGGCGTCAGGTTTCCCTGGTGGACTACGAATGGGCCGATTTGATCGATAGCCAAGACATGGTGCGCACTTTAATTTCGCCCGAAAGCAGTTATGCCAAAGCAGCAGCCGCTGCGATGGGTCGTGCGATCGATACCGAAATTATAGATGCGGCCTTTGGTGATGCGAAAACCGGAAAAGAAGGTGGCACGACCACCAGCTTCCCGGCAGGCCAGCAGGTTGGGGTTGGTTCCCCGGCAGCAGGGCTCACAATTGCAAAATTGGTGAACGCCAAAAAATTGCTAGATGCAGCGTCGGTCGATCCGTCGATACCGCGTTTCATCGCTGTAAGCCCTGAGCAGATCGAAGACCTGCTTAACAACACGACAGTAACGAGCGCTGATTACAACACTGTTAGAGCACTTGCTACTGGTGACATCGATTCTTTCGTTGGGTTTAAATTTATCGTTTCGAACCGTCTTGACACAGACAGTAGCTCGTATCGTCGAGTTATCGCCTGGGCGCAGGACGGCATAAAACTGGCCGTTGGCAAAGATGTCACCGCCAGGATTTCGGAACGTGATGACAAATCCTATTCGACCCAAGTGTACTACTGCATGTCTGTAGCAGCTACGCGGATGGAAGAAGAGAAAGTCGTCGAAATCAAGTGTTCGGAATAGGAGGGATTAGACAATGGCTAATGTAAACCAAACCCTCGCTTCGAACTTTGTTGCCTCTCCCGTTGTAGCCTCACCTGTCCATCAATTGCATGGCAGTATGAGGGTTGCATGTGGGACCGTCGCCTTGGCGGCGGGGGATCTAAGCGCTGGCGATACCGTCATGCTTGCCCCTGTTCCGACCAATGCTGCGGTTATCAGCATCAAGATCTATAACGACGATCTTGATAGTGGTTCTACAGTCACGATGCATGTCGGTCTGTACACCGCTGATGGCGACACTACAGCCAAAGACGTTGATGCGTATGCTTCAGCGACGACAGATCTCCGCGCCGCCGTTTTAACCGGCACGGAAGTCGCGTTCGAAGCCAGAAACATCAACACTATGGGCCAACAAGTCTGGCAGGACGCTGGCGACAGCTCCGATCCCGGTGGACACTATTTCATTGGTATCGAAACTGACGCGGCTGGCGATACCGCAGGCGATCTTTCGTTCGTCATAACTTACGTTTGTGACTAACGATCTAAGTGCGGGGGGGCTGGCGTATGCGGCCCCCCCAACCTTACGCAAAAGAATACCTGCGGTGCTGACTGCAGGCGAAGCGGCAACGCTTCAAGTCGGCAAACACAGTTTCGGGCATCCGCTGGTCGCGCGTTGCATCGAGGCGATGCAGGCAGAAGCGCCTGACGCATCGATCGAGCCGCCCGCCTATTGCCGTGTCGAGCGCCACAAGGACGGTCACGATTGGCATGCGGATACAGGCGACAGCGATCACATGCTTTGGTGCGCTTACAGCGGATCGGTACTGCTTAGCCCGCCTGGGAGTTTTCGCGGCGGATGGTTTGAGTTTGCCGACCCGATTGAGCGGCACCGTCACTATTTAGATTTGCTGGTTTACAGCAGCGATAACTTGCACCGCGTCACGTCGCACCAAGGCGATCGTCGGGTGCTTTTGATGTTCCTGGGAAACGCAAATGGCTAGTGAAGTCGATATCTGCAACATAGCGCTGAATAATCTCGGCGCGTCAAACATTGCAGCGCTGACCGAAGACAGTAAGGCCGGTCGGCTGTGCAATCAGCGCTACGAGTTTGTGCGCGATACGGTCTTCCGCGCGCACCCCTGGAACTGCCTGATCAAACGCACTGAACTGGCGCAGGATAGCGACACCCCTGCGTTTGGGTTTTCCTACCAGTACACCTTGCCTGCAGATCCATTCTGCCTGCGCGTCCTTACAATGTGGACCGGAAATACAAACTCCGACGAAGCTGCCTACGACGACGGCGGTGTGATGTTTAAGATCGAAGGCCGCAAGCTGCTAACGAATGATTCGACCGCCAGCATTATCTATATCGCGAGGGTCACTGACCCGAACGAGTACGACAGCCTTCTCATAGAAACAATCTCGGCGCGTCTGTCAGCAGAGTTGTGCTACGCGATAACCGGCTCAGCAGCTCTGCTAAATCCAATGGTTGCGACCTACGAAGCCAAACTGAAAGAGGCGCGCTTCGTCGATGCAGGCGAAGGCATGCCCGATCGGCTTATGGCAGAGACTTTTATTGAAAGCCGGTTTTGATAGATGGCGCGGTTTTCGCCTTCGCTTGCTGGCTTTCAGAGCGGGGAAGTTTCTCCCAGGCTCGACGGCAGGACAGATTTGCAAAAATACTTTTCAGCGTGCTCGACGCTGGAGAATTTTCTAGTGCATCCGACAGGTGGCGCTACGCGCCGACCAGGCACCCGTCATGTCGCAGAGGTCAAGGCGAGCGCCAATACGACGCGCCTCATACCATTCGAGTTCGGCGTAAGCGATACCTACATATTAGAGTTCGGAAATAACTATATAAGGTTCTACAGAAATAGCGGGCAGATTGTGTCGGGCTCGCCCGCAGCGGCTTACGAGATAGCGACGAGCTATACCTCTGCCCAGGTTAACGCGCTGAAATTCGCGCAATCCGGCGACGTTATGTACATCACGCATCCATCGCATGAGATATCGAAGCTGGCGCGCACCGGGCATACCGCGTGGACGCTCACCGAAGTGACGCTGGCTGACGGGCCTTACATCTCGCAGAACGCGACGACAACGACCCTGCAGTCCGGTGCAACGACCGGCAGCGGCGTTACGCTAACGGCATCTGCGGTGACCGGCATCAATGGTGGCGATGGGTTCCAATCCACCGACGTTGGTCGCCTGGTTACGTTCCTGGCTGGCTACGCAAAGATCACAGCCGTTGCCAGCACAACGTCAGCGACTATCACGATTCTGGATGATTTTAGCGGCACCGGAACCTCAGCGGATTGGTCGCTCGGGGCGTTTTCTGACACGACCGGCCACCCGTCTGCGATAACCTTTTTCGAAGAGCGATTGGTGTTCGCTGGGACGCTTGACCAACCGCAGACTGTTTACTTTTCTGTGGCTGGAGATTTCGAAAACTTCAAGTCTGGCACTAACGCATCAGACGCACTGATCTTTACGATCGGCGCTTCAGACGTGAACGTAACGCGGTATCTATCCAGTGGTCGTAACCTGATCGTGGGAACATCTGGCGGCGAGTTTATCGTCTCGTCGGGATCTGACGCGGCGATCACGCCGACTAACATACTTATACGAAAACAATCGAACTACGGTTCGGCGGATATCCAGCCTGCGCAGATCGCAAACGTCACGCTATTCGTACAGCGCGCGAAGCGAAAGGTCCGCGAGTTGGCGTATGAGTTTAACACAGACAGCTATGTCGCACCCGACATGACGATCTTGGCCGAACACATTACCGAAGGCGGCATCGATGCGATGAGTTACCAGCAGGAGCCCGATAACGTCGTCTGGTGCGTTCGAGGCGACGGGCAGCTCCTCTCGTTAACTTACCGCCGGGAAGAGAAAGTCGTCGCCTGGTCGCGCCACAAGCTTGGCGGAACCTACACCGGCACGCACGGTAGCCTGGCGAGCGCGACATACGATTATGGGATGGTCGAGAGCGTTGCTGTCATCCCGCTCGACGGGAGCGAGTACCAGGTATGGCTGGTCGTAAAGCGAACGATTGACGGTGCGACGAAAAGGTATGTGGAGTATTTTACGCCGTTCGATTTCGGCACTGATCTGACTGACGCAGTCTTTGTCGATAGCTCGCTCTCGTATAGCGGCGTTTCGGCGACAGCGATCTCAGGGCTAACCCACATTGAAGGACAAGAGGTCGCAGTAATTGCGAATGGTGCAGCGCAGGCAAATAAGACTGTCAGCTCCGGTGCCATTACCAGCGACCACGCGATGACAAAAGGCGTTATCGGCCTGCCATACACCTCGACCTTGCGCACTATGCGGATCGAGGGCGGCGCACAGTCTGGCACCGGCCAGGGGAAAACAAAGCGCATACATGAAGTGACTATTCGTATGTTGCGCACGCTCGGAGCAAAGGTCGGAACAAGCAGCGCGACGAACGATATCATCCCGTTTCGATCGTCTGCTGACGAGATGGATCAGCCGCCCGACATGTTCGACGGCGACAAGAAGATCGAGTTCGACGGCGATTACGACACAGACGGCTTTATCACCGTCGTGCAAGACCAGGCACTGCCGATGACAATTCTGGCACTCTACCCCGAGCTCACCGTCTTTGAAGATTAACTTAGAACCGCTGACCGCGGAGCATCTTATTGAGCTGCACAACGCTGGCAGCGTAGAGCGCTACCTTGGCGCAGATCAGGTTGTAGACAATTGGCAAACGTATCAGAACGGGCCTGCATTTGTAGGCCGCGACAAGTTCAGCATCATTGCCGCTGCGGGCGTGATCAACATGTGGGAAGGCGTCGGCGAGGGCTGGGCGATCCTGACACCACGGGCAAAGGGCATGGCTGTCCTGCGTGCCTTCCGAGAGACGTTCCGGTTGATCCAGATTGCACATAACTATCATCGTATCCAGGCGTCGGTGCAGGCCGACTTTAATGAAGGCATTCGGTTCGCCAGGTGGATGGGCTTTAAAAGCGAAGGCATTATGAAAAGCTACGATGCAGAAAAGCGCGACTTCGTAAGGATGGCGAAAGTTGCCCGCTAAATTCGCAGCAATCGCGATGGCGGCGTCAGCAGCGTCTGCTGCCGTTGGTTTCATGGGAAACATGGCATCTGCCAAGGCGAGTAAGCGGATCGGCGAGGCGAATGCGCAGCTCGCAGATCGTGACGCCCAGGTCGCTGAAAACAACAAGATCGCACTGCAGCAAAAGCTTGAGCTCGATCTTGACCGCGCCGACGATACCTTTGTTGAGCTGCAATCAGAGACGGGAACGGCTTATCGTTACAGCGGCGTCGATCCGACAGAAGGCACGCCGCTGCAGGTAATGATCGATAATGTGAGTGACTTCGCGTTCGACAAGGAAATCGCAAAATACAATACGAAGATCGCCCAGAATGAGCAGACCGAGATCGCGGCATTCTCGAAAATGAAGAGCGACATCTCGCGCCTGACAGGCGATGCTCAGGCGAACCAATACAAAGTGAAAGGGTTCACCAGCTTGCTTGGCGGGGCGTCGAAGACCGCAATGATTGGTCAGCAATATTTTGGTTGATAGAGAATGAAAGTACCCATCTACAGATCCAAAGGCGAGCTGACAACGAAGTCAGGATCGATCTTCAATCCTGGCGTTAGTGTTCCCTACCAGCTTGCTGCGGGTCCAAGCCAGGCTGCGGATGCGGTAACAAATTTACTTGGCGACCTGTCATCCTGGGCGGTTAAAAAGCAAGACCTGGCCGACGAAACCGAAGCGACAAAAGCGAAAGCTTTCTACGAAAATGAGCTGCAGTCTCTGCGGAACAGTGTGCTGTTTCCGCGTGATGAGAAAAACGAAAGACTTGGCATAAACCTATACCAGCTTGATACCAAGACCCGCGAGCTGTACTGGGCCGCGGGCAAGAGAATGCTCCGCGGTGAAGTCGCGCGAGACTATGGGTCGAAGATTAGCGGCAAGACAGCTCGCTCAGCGCTTGGTGTTGACCTCGATACAGTTGACCTGTCTGAAGACAATAAGTTCAACAACGTCATCAATAAGCGCATACTGCAACAGGCCGCAGCGGCTACCTTTGTGCGTGAGGACGAGCGGCTGGAACAAGTGTCGCAGAAATTGCTTCCGCTCGCGCGCCGCAAACAAATTGAAGCTGAGCAGGAGCAAGATTGGCGTCGTCAAGTAGCTGGCGGGCTGCAGACCGCGGCGCAGATCGACGCACGTCGCGATAAGTTTCGCATCGCCTCACTCGCTAACGTCATCGATCGCGTGTCGCGTGATCATGCTGGCGAGCAAGGCGTTATCAAGCGATCATGGCTAAAATTATTGCAAGATGACGCAAAGGCTGCGCTGCAGGACAGCGAAAATGCCTACCACGCTTGGATAAATGCAAGTGCCGAAGAACGCCGCGAGCTGCTCGACGATATGCATAAGACACGCAATCGTCAGCTAGACATTGCCAATGCCGAGGCGAAAAGGGAGGACAGGGAAAACGAAGGCAAGGTCGAGGTGCTGCTGAATCGTCTTTATGGCGAGGATGACATCGACGAACGGAAGAAGATTTTCGGTGAGCTTGAGCACTTAATGCGGAACAACCCCGGCGCCAGCGACATAACCGCACTTAATAAGGCGCGAACATTTGCCTTCACCGGCGAATCCGATCGGTTCGGTGACAATACTGTTTACGAGAATCTATTTAGCAGGATGCGTGACATAGAATTAAACGACGAGGGCGATTTTGTCCCTGTCGTTACGCGCTCACACATTATGAATGCAAAGCTCACAACCGATGACCGCAGGTCATTGCTTGCGGCTTTACGAACAGCAAAAAACGAGAGGGCTCAGTCCGCTCGGCGTCAGATCAAAAATGCTGCTGGCCTGGTTGGTGATATAGAGACGGCGTTGTTTGACGATGACGAAAGTAACACAGCGGTAATGACGGTCGTTGCAACGGCGGAAGCTAAGTTCGACCAGTGGTATCAGTTCAACAGAGATAAGAACCAGGCAGAGATCCTGGCGAAGGGTAAAAAATTCGCTGCGGAAGTCAGCGATCAGGTAAATGTCCTGTTTGTCGATGTTTACGAAAAGAAGAAAAGAAGGGCCGAGCTAAGGCTCGATTTTAAAGAGTTACTTAACCACTCGTCCGTAGGGGGCAACATCGAAAAGTTATTCGATGAGAATGTTCGCGATGCAGCGATACATCACTTAATGAAAACCAAACCAAAGACGAAGGGTTACAAGATCGGCGCGACATGGAGAAAAGGCGTTATTAACAACATTAGAATACTCAAAACGCTTGCCCGCCAGGCGGGTGTGAAGGTGCAATAATAATGCTGAACAACGACGATCCGATCCTGGCTGGCTATCAAAATGCCGAACTGCACGACGACGGCATGCTAGAGCTGGTACGAGAAGGCTTCCGCCAGGCACCCGCCGATCGTCCACCTTACATGGAAGACTACAGGGTCGTCGGAGATCGCATCGTCTACGACGCGGGCGACGACATGCCCTACACGGTCATGCACACGTCGGACCTCGATCGACCGATCCAGGTCGCAGATGCTGGCACGACGATGACTGACGGGTCACCGGCAGAGCCTACCTTTGGTGAGAAGGTTGGCGAGGCGAGCATGTTTCTCAATACCTTGTTCTCCGCGCCCGCGCGCGGCGTGGCAAATTTAATCGCGAATATTGCCGATGTCGTTGGTTTCGAAGATGGCGGAAAGTTTGTCCGTATGATGCGGGAGGTCACAGACGAAAGCCTGGAAGATGCTGGCACGGCGACGAAGGTCGCAAATTTTGGCGGCGAGATCGCTGGACAGGTCGTTGGGCCTGGTATCATTGGGTTTAACATCGTTAAGAATGTGATTGCAAAGGGCCAGCACACTAAGCATCTCCCTAATTATATGCAGAACACCCTGGCGCTTGTGCTTACCGAAATTGGTGTTATGGGCATTGCGGATGCGCCTGACAATCCGCTGACGATGACAATGTCGAGTAACAAGGAATTGGTCGCAAGTGGACGTGGCCTTCTTGATGAGATGGGCATGGCGTCAGCGCAGCCGTATTACGACATGCTGACAGAGGCACTAGCGATCGATGAGAACACGCCGGAAGGCCGTGCGCGTATGAATAAGGTCGCGGAGAACATGCTCCTAATAGGCATTGCTCAGCCCGTCGTGACCGGCACGATCGGCGCACTGAAACGCTGGAAGTTGCTGCTGGCCGGTGGCGCAGCCGCTACTGTTTCTTCTGCTGAAGCTGACGCTGCAGGGATTGGTGCGCTTATTAAAGGCGGGCTGCAATTCATGGGCAAGTCTGGCGACGAGGCGATCGCGGCTGCAAAGGCGGATAAGCGCCAAGGTGCCGAGATCGTGGCGGAACGATTGAACGTCCTAGTGCCGCCGGATAAGCGGGTGGCGGGC